ATGCTGGCCCGCATGGCTCCGCGCATCGGCTCCGCGGTGGGTTCGGACATCCTGGCCCAAGGTGGTGACATGCTGGGCGCGCCCCAGGAGGAATGGGACCCGTCCATCCGCCGCCAGAACATGATGATGGCCATGCAGCTCCCCCCGGAGATGGATGTTCCGGGCGCGGGACAGGCCGGTGGCATGATGGACGCTGATGGCGGGTGGACCGCCAAGGGTGATGATTTTGTGGGGCCGCCGGACCCGTCCGACCCGCGGCTTGGCGCCGGAGAGCATGAGGGACCCGGTTCCTCTGTGTCCATGTGGTCCCCCAAGGCGAACGCCCCAGCCAATGACGGGCTGCGCCTGTCCAGCGCGCTGCTGGGTGAGAAGGGCAACGCCCCGGGAGGTCCTTCATTCGGAGCCCCGCCCCAGTTCTCTGGCATGATGGGTGATGCCGCCGCGGGTGGCGTGGGGCAGATTCCCATTGTGGGGCCCATTGTGTCCCCGTTCGCTCAGAAGTTCGGCGCGATGTATGGCAAGGTGGGTGATGCGGTGAACCCGGTGGGCCACGCGGTGAACCTGGCTAACAAGGGAACCGCGGGCCTTGGCGCGCTGGGCGGCCTGGGCAAGGCGCTGGAAGAGGCGCGGCCCATGGGGAACACGGCTCCGTCCTTCTCCCCGCGGATGGGAAACATTCCCGCGGCCACAGCCCCCGCACCGAAGCTGGCCCAAGCACTGAGCGCCACCGTGCCTGAGCGCCGCCAGCCGGAGCCCCCGAAGCCCGACCGGATGTTGCAGGCGCTCATGGCTGACCGTGCCGCCGCGGATGCGGAGGACGCTGCTGCCGCGGAGCAGGCCAGCCGGTCGTTCAACCACTACCTGCTTCCCGAGGCGCGCGTTTACCCGCAGCGTGGCGGCGGTGAGGCCCCGCGCCGCCCGAGCCTCATTGATGATTCCATGAAGCTCCGCGAGCCGGACATCCTGTCCTCCTCGTCTCCGCGGATGGGTGACATCCCCGCAGCCGATGCTCCGCCTCCGCAGCTTCGGCGGCAGGATTTGCAGTTCAACAGAGGACAAAAACGTGGCCTGAGCGGTGCGCTGCAGCGCACGTGGATGTGACCCATGCGTGATGACTACCTCCAAGAGAAGGCTGACCCGGCATGGACGCAGCGCCAGCCTGCTCCGGAGCCGTCGCGCGCTGACCTTCATCACGTGTTTCTCCAGCAGCGCATCAAGGAGGCGCTGGGCCGCGGAGACATGCGGACGGTGCGCATGTTGTCGGAGCAGGACGCCGTCAATCAGACGCGCCCTGTTGAGCCGTCCGAGTTCCAGCCGACCGACCTTGCGGTTCCTGGACTGCAGTCCGCACTGAGCACGCTGGCCAGCGCACCTGGCCGGGCCATGGTGGGCGGCGCGCTGCGTGCAGCCCCCGGCGCCATGGTGAAGGTGGCCCAGCAGGCGAAGAGCCTGCCGTTGCGCGCATCCACGGACTATCAAAAGAACGCTCTGTGGAAGGCACTGTCCGGCGAAGAGCCCAGTGCCGCCCAGAAGCTGAACGCCATGATTCGCAACCGGACCATGGCGGACCCGCGCGTCACGTTGGAGTCCCGTCTGGGCGACACGTCCATGAAGAACCAGTTCTGGACCCCGCAGAATGAGTTTGGCTACACGCCGCAGATGGAGCGCATGCTGGAAGGGCGCCCCACGTTCAATGACACCGACTTCGCGCAGAAGATGTGGGGGCCTAACGTGGCGTTTGAGAAGATTCCCGGCCAAGCCGGAAGAGATGTTACCCACGCTGTTCGGACACAGGGACAGAAAATGCTCCCGGCAGCGCAATCCCAGGAGGCTCGCCTGTCCTCCGCGCTGGAGGGTCCAGCGGGCGCGGCGCCCGAAGGCGCTCCGTTCGCCATGCCTGCGCAGCACAGTGACACTGCTGGTCTCTGGCCGAAGACGCCTGTCCAGTATGCGGACGACACCTTTAACACCTACAGATGGGACACCGGCTACAGTCAGCGCAGAGACTGGCTGGAGCGTGGCAGGGCACAGCAGAACGCCCCCAGTGAATACTACGGCTCGCCATGGGACTATTACCCCAACCCGTTCGTGGAGCGCAGTCCTTCGGCGGCCCCATCTCCGCCGCTGCCGCCATGGAAGCCGGCTCCGGAGCCGCCGCCGTACCCGTTCCCGGACAAGAGAAACCTGGACGACTACTATGGCCCGGGCGCATCCATGGACCGGATGTATTCCGACTATCCTCCCACGCCATCAAGGCTGAAGTGGTGACCCATGCAGCGCCCCTATGACAGCCAGATGTTTTACAACTCCCTGGACGAGGCACTCCGCGCCCCGCAGCGCCAAGGCATGGACCAGTCCGGCACCTACGCTGCGAAGGCCGCCGACGAGGGCGCGCTGGACGCATGGAAGACGGTGGTGGGCGCGCGCGAAGGCCGGGCCCGCATGGCCAATGACCGGGGCTCCACCCGGGAGACGCTGGCCAACGCGCTGGCCCGCGCCCAGATGCAGGCGGAGCTGGAACGCGCGCGCCAGGGGATGGTTGCCGGGGACAACGCGGCAGACCGCGACATGAAGTGGAAGATGGCACTGCAGCAGATGCAGCGTCAGACCGCCCTGGATGCCCGTGATGACGCACGGCACAGGGACTCTCTCGGCGAGGCCGCCAAGGACAGGGCGAACAAGCTGGACATTGCCAAGACGCACCGAACCTACCCGCCCGCGGCTAGGGCAGCTGGCGGCGGTGGTGGAGTCAACCCCATCAAGAGTATTGAGAGCTCCATCAACGGGCTCATCAAGCAGTCCACGGACCTGACGCAGAATGCGCTGACGTGGAACGCGTCCACCGAAGGGCGGCAGATGGCACAGGCGGCCACCGAGCTTTCGAGCGCCATGAACGCCACCAAGGCGAAGCTGGAGCAAGCCAAGGTGATGTTCTTCGCCGGACGACAGGAAGAGGCTATGCAGTTGTGGGCGCAGGCATCCGAAGAGGCCGCAACGCTCGCAGCCGTGGGCAACCGCATGAGTGCGTCCGCCCCGAAGGCTGGGGCTCCCGGCGCTGGACAGCAGGGCCAAGCACCGAAACCGGCATGGAATGAGGATGGCCCATAGTTCTGAGGTGAAGCGTGTCCAGCCCACTCATCAAGGCAATGAAGAAAAAGGCGCCGCAATGGGCTGACGTTCCAGACGAGAAGCTGGAGGCGTGGGCGCAGGAGGGTCTTCAGAATGGAGGCCTGGTCCGGGCGCTGAAAAAGAACGTGCCGCAGTGGGCTAACACGCCGGATGACAAGCTGGAGGCGTGGGCCCGTGAGGGCATGGGACAACCTGCCACTCCATCCACCCCCGAGGATGAAATCAAGCGCGGCATCCAAGAGCGCAAGGTCGGTATCCGCAACGCCCAGTCTGGCCAGCGCGTGGGCTCATCGCAGGAGACCATGGCGCGCGCCACCGCCCAGACCAGCACGGACGCCGCCGCCAAGAAGGATGCGCAGCAGGTGCTGGCCTACGGGCGCGCCCCAGAAGAAGAAGCGTTTGTCAAGGAGTACATTGACTTCGATGAGATGATGAAGGCGAACCCGGGGGCTGTGGCGCGCAGCATCTACGGCGAGGTGCAGGCGCAGAACCCGGAAACCGGGCAGGCGCTGGGGCAGTTGCGCCCCGGGCGCTCGGCGCCCCTGAGTATTTACAAGGACTCCAAGTGGTACGAGCCCGCGCTGGGCGTGCTGGGTAACGTCACGGATGTCACCGGGAAGGCGGCGGCAAAGGTGTACCGTGGGATGCAATACCCGTGGCTTCCTCACGAAGCGCGCCCCAAAGAAGGCGAGAACGAAAACGAAGGATTCAGCGAGCTGCTCCAAAACGAATCCGGCAAGTTCGGCAAGGCGTTCCCACAGGTGGCTGCAGTGGGCGGTGCCGTGGCGGCGCTCCCCGCGGTGGGCTGGAACACGCTGATGGTGGGGAAGAACAAAGCGGAGCAAGCCCTGGCAGAGCGTGAGGTCCGCCGCCAAGAATACCTGGCCAAGCAGGGCGCCGCACCCGCTGGACCGTACAACATGGAGCGCGCGCAGCAGGACCTTGCCACCCAGAAGCAGGACCTGGCCAAGGAGGACAAGGCGCTGGACGTGGCGCTGGCGGAGACGCAGCTCCCCTTCAAGCCCGGTGACCGCACGCCGGAAGAGGGCGCGGACATTGGCCGCAACGTGCTGGGTAAACGGCTGGCGGACATTGCCGGGCTGGTGAACCCGCTGCAGGACGTGAACCTGGCGCTCAAGGGCATCGGCCTGGGCGGCAAGGCGCTGCTGGCCACCAAGACCGGCAAGGCTGTGGGGCGCGAGATGGGCAACGCCGCGGAGGCACTGGCGGAGTGGTCATCCAAGAGCGCGCTGCCGCTCAGCAACTTCCCGGCGAAGGTCGGAGCCCCGGAGGCCACCCGCGCGGGACTGGAGAGCGCGCAGTCCCTGATGCGCGAGTTCCCGGCCATGGAGGAGCGCAAGATTCTGGAGCAGTACCAGCAGCTGGTCACGCCGGAGCAGGCCAAGAAAGCCATCCGCAGCTGGCACACGCCAGAAGCCCGCACGGCAGCGGTGCAGGCTGACCCGGCCATGGCCAACGTGTTCGAAACACTGCAGCCGCTGCACAGCCGCATCGCCCTTGAGGCGGGCATCAAGCCGCAGGACTACAGTCCGTTCCACATCTACGGCGGACAGGACGCCAGCCAGGCGGCACGCGAAGGCCGCACCGCTTCACAGCTTGACGAGTTCCGTGACCCCACCATGAAGACGCTGCGCAACGCCGGCGTGGACACCGCGGGCGTGGAGGTCGGCAGCGCGCGCGTCAATGCGGCGGAGCTGCCCGTTGACGTGACAAACATAGATGTCCCGGGCCTGCGCTCCCTGCGTGACAAGGAAGAGCTGTGGAGCAAGCCACCCACGGAGGATGGTGTAAAGTTCCTCCCTGGCGCGCGCACCTCGGACTCATACGCGCAGCGCCTGGCCAACCGCGTGGCGGGCGAGCTGACCAAAATCGACGACGCGCGTGACGCATCCAGGCTGCCCGGCTTCTCCGTGTGGAGACAGAAGGCATCGGGCGCCCTGAAGGATGATTACGACCTGGAGAAGATGGTCTCTGACGCGTGGAGCGGGGACGCCATCACTGGCATGGCGGGCACGCACCGCAAGCTGATGGAGAAGGGCCCGCAGCGTCTGGCGCTCGCCCGTGAAGAGCTGCTGGCCAGTGACTACATGGTGAAGGCCGCACGCGAGGACTTCGGCGATGCCACCATGCGTCCGCTCAGCGAGTGGTCCGACATGGTCAACCAGGAGCGGGTGGCGTCTGGGCGTGGGCCCATGTCCGTGGACACCGTGCCATTCCTGAACGCGCATGGTGACGTGCGGACCATCCAGGGATTGGATGGCAAGCGGGTCAAGGAGCTTGTGGTTCCGAATGACATCCGGAACCGCCTCTTGCGCAACGATGAGGTCATCATCGTCCCCCGCGGCCCGGCCTACAAGCAGGGGGAATCCTGGCGCGACTTCAACAGCGCCAACGGGCGCGTGCTCGTCATGGACCTGCCGGAGGGCGCGTTTGGCGCGCGGCGTGAGGCCATGGTGGTCCCGCGCCGGGTGGCCAGCGCGCTGGACCAGCTGTCCAACCCCAACGCCAAGCGCGGGGTTGAGCTCGCCAAGGCCATTGACCACGCGCTGGGCCTGAGCCAGGCGGCCTATGCGGTGACGCGCGGGAACCCGGGCTTTGACGCCCGCAACTTCCAGTCCAACGCAACCCGCGCGCTCATTGACGAGGGTCCAGACTTCCTATCCGGGGCCAACCGGGCGCAGAGCGTGCGGGACCTGGCGGACCCGGCCCTGCGGTTGGAGGCAGAGAAGCTGCTGGGCATTGGCAAGGACCTGGGCGAGAACGCCGCGGCCTACGGGACCAAGCCTTCCGCCCCGGGACTGCTGCCCGCGCGCATCGGCCCGTTCCAGATTCGCAAGGGACAGGAGAAGGCGTTCAACGCCCTTCAGGAGGGGTTCGGCGGCGCCATCAACAAGCAGGTGGATGACACGCTGAAGAACAGCTTCTTCAGGGGCGCGCCGGCACACTACTCCGCGGATGACATGCTGCGGTTTCACCACTGGCGCACCCAGATGCAGCGCGGCGTGCATCCCAAGGTGGCGGCGCAGAACACCAACCGCCTGCTCATCAACTACGCGGACAAGAGCGGCGCGGAGGCGCTGGCCAAGACCTTCTTCCCATTCATCCGGTTTTACACCGGCGCAGCCCAGGGCGCGGTGCTCCTGGCGCTCAAGGAGCCGTACCGGTTCAGCCGCATCTGGCGCCTGAGCCAGGCCATGCAGCAGGCGGACTCCGATGCGCGCGGCGGCAAAGCCGTCAACGCCAAGGCCGGGTCCGCGGTGGACGCCCTGGTGGGCACGCCCATGGTGGGCCTGGACCACCTCGGCATGGGGGATTCCGCGCTGGCCCTGCGGCTGGAGAACCCGCTGTCAGAAACCAAGGCCGTGTTTGACGCCGCCCTGGGCGAGCTGGCTCCCGGCGCCTCCGCGGCCATGGGCGCCCGCCCCGCCAGCCTGCTGCACCCGGGCCTGTCCGGGGCCCAGAGCTTGTTTGCGGACTTCCCGGTGGTGGATGAGTTCACCAAGACGACCACCGGGTACGCCCCGTTGCCCGTGCCGAATGAGGTGTGGAGCGGACTGGATGGGTGGGGCGTGCCTGGCAAGGCCAAGCAGGTGTGGAATGACACCACGCCACTGGACATCCCACCTGATGCCACACCGACAGAGCGGGCCCAGCTGGAGGAGGCCAACCGCGCGCGCGCCGGCCAGGCCATGCGCATTGCGGACAGCCCCAAGACCGCGGTGCTCTACGAGGCACTGCGCCGCATCCCTGGCGTTGGACCCATCACGCCGGTCATGATGGACACCGCCATGCGTCTCGCCACCAGGTCCGGGAATGTCCGCGGGCGCACGTCGGAGGCCCGGGAAATCGGCGCCCTGCGCATGCTGCTGCGGATGCTTGGCCCGCGCTCGGAAGGCCTTGATATCCAAGAGATGATGGGCAAGAAGGGTAGCGAACTTGACCGCCGCCGGACGCCGTCCACGGCGGAGAGCAACCAGAAAGCCGGAACCGCATTCTGAGGTGAGCCATGCGAAAGATGACCATCATTGCCGCCAGTGCAGTTTTTGCAATGGCCTTGTCCGTGATTGCGTCCAGCGTCACCGCGGCGCCGCTGACCGGGCCTGGGACCTGCACCATCAGTGTGCCCGCCACCGCACCCACCACGCCGGTGTCCGGACTGGTGGCGGCGTCTGGGTGCAGTGACGCCTCCAAGGCCGCCATCAACGGCGCTGGCTGGATGACCGTCTACAACCAGGGCGCGGCCACCCTGTGCGCCGGGTTCACCACCAGCGTGGCGGGCGTCAATGACGTGGACCGCGAGTGCTGGCCCATCCTGACGCTGACGGAACGCAGCTTCCCGTTCGGCAGTAACCTGGTCTACCTGCGCTCCACCTCTGGCTCGCTTACGGTCAGCGTGATGACGGGGAATGGCCAATGAAGATGCGCATTGCTCTGGCGGCGGCCTTTGTTTTGGCGCTGGGCACATGGGCCTCGGCCCAGAAGCTCGGCAACGGTGGCTTTGAGCCCGTGTATGGCGTGGGCGGCGGCGGTGGAGGCGGTGACATCACCGCGGTGGGTGACTGCACCAGCGGCGCGTGCATGGCTGGTGCGGGCACCACCATCCTGAGCGGCACGGTCCAGTTCGCCGGAGCGGTGGACACGCGATCATCCATCTCTAACGGCGGGTCCGCCACGTGCTTCACTGGCGTCACCGGAGTCGTTTGCTCCACGGACAACATCGCAATCAATACCGGCGGAAGTTCTCAGTTCATCGCCAAGGCTGGGACCACCGCGCTTGTGTCCGGCATGGACCTCTACAACTCGGCGGACGCGCTGGTGACTGTGGCGCGCTACTATGGCTCTGCGTTCTCCGATGCGGATTACGCCGACAAGTTTGTCATTTCCGGCGTCTCGAAGATGGTCACCATCGGTCGCAGTGACGACGTGGCCGCGGGCACCGCAATCATTGAGGTGCGCGACAACGTCACTGGTTCTGGGAACCAACTCTTCAGCGTGGATGGCTCCGGAAACGTCTTTCTGAACGCATCCGCAACCCGCAGCAAGGGGAGCATCACGCTGGCTGCGGGGACCGGCACCGCAACTGTTGTTGCCGCATCCGTCTGCACGTGTGCGGATACCACTGCAGCAAACGCCTGCCGCGTGTCCTTGTCCGGCACCACGCTGACAATCACCGGGACCGGCACGGATGTCGTCAACTACCTTTGCTTCTGAGGGGCCATGAAACCAACACTCGCAATCGTTTTCCTGGCAGGGCTTGGCGTGGGCGGCGGCACCGCATCCCTCATTGACGCCACGCCGCTGACGTTCCCTGCCGCGCCGGTGACCGTTGCCCAGCCGCTGGAAACCAAGGCCTCCGCGCGCTTTGAGCCGCTCACGCAGTCGGCGTTTGAGTACGTCCACGTCATCTGGCGCGGCGCCCGCACGGACGTGGATGGCGGGTCCGCCTACGCCCCGCTCACCCATGCCCGGTACAAGGTGGCCAGCGCCAAGGGCGGCGCGCCCTACGTGGGTGAACACTTCAGTTACACCAACGGGGAGACGCTGGAGAGTCTGCTGGGTCTGAACCGCGCCGTCATTTTCCCCGCCGCCAAAGCCCAGTGCCCAGACCTGGCAGACGCCGAGGCCTACCCTGCACTGGAAGATGGGCACGTGGAATACAGCGGCGTGGAGGCGGACAAGAAAGCGGTGGCTCGCCTGGTGGTGCCCAGTCTGCTGGCGGGTCTGCCGCCGGTGACGTGTGATGTGCGCACGCCGGCACCCGCGGAGGCCATGGCACTGGTGGCGGGCATGGTGGATTCACGGGTCATTCCTGCGGTCAAAGAGGAAACCGGCCTGCGGTAAGGGCGCACTGAAAGGGGGTCCCATGGATGACGGCACGGTGTGGGTTGCGGTGGCAGGCCAGGTGGCAACAGCGGTGAGTGCCTGGGCGGGGTCCCGCAAGGGCGTGGACACCCTGAGCGCCAAGGTCACGGGTCTGACGGAGCGGGTGGGCCGCCTGGAGGTGGTGGTGGGGCTGCGTGGTGCGCTGCGCGGGAAGGACACGCCCCCGCCGGCCCCGTCCGTGGTGGCCGCGCTCATTGAAGCTGAGGGCGGTCCGAGGCATGTGGATGAAGAGGTTACCCCGGTGGACAGGATGCCACCCAACAGGAGGAAGTGATGGACCCCATCGTTGCTGAGCTGTTGAAAGTTGCCATCACCACCACCGGCACCGTGTTGGGCGCCGCCATTGGCCTGCTTCCCGTGGTGATTCCGGTGGCGGTGCCCCTGCTGTTCCCCCTGGTGCGCACGTTTGCCGGGCGCTGGAAGGGGGAGGCCGCGGTTGGCGTGGTGGACGCGCTGGAGCGCGCCATCAAGCCGGCCCTGTCCGTTGCCGTGGTTGAGCTGGAGAAGGGCCTGGAAGAAGCCCGGCTTCCATCCAGCACGGGTGGCGGGGTCATCACCACGGACGAGTACAAGAAGGTGCTGGCCATTGCGGTGGACGCCGCCTGGAAGAGCCTGGACGGACAGGGCCTGCTGGCGGACGTGGTGAAGAGCTACGGTGGTGAGGCCGCGGTCAAGGCCAGCCTCATCAAGATGCTGGAGCGAGACCTGGCCAGCAAGCACGGCATCCAAAAACCCGGGGGCTGAAATGGTCAAGCAGAAGGTCATGCTTGATGTCCGGTTCGGGATGAACCTCGTCATGTATGACGATGGGACCTGGTCATGGCCCCATCAGCACCACACCATCACCGAGGTGGACGGTGCTCTTTTCTTCAGTGAGGAGCAGCTGGAAAGGCGCCTTGCTCTCATCCGCAGCGCACGAGCCTACCTTAAAACGCTGGACTTCACAGAGGTCACCAAATGAGCACCACACACACCACGCAGTCCGCATCACCCGCCATCCACCCCAGCGTCCTTGGGGTCATTGCCATGGGGGGCGGCGAATACCTGGCCGTCCTGGAGTGGGCCGGCGTGCGCGTTGAAGCTCTGGGCCAGACGCCAGAGAGCGCCCGGACCAGAGCCATGATGCAGTTGGTCAACGCGCTCGGCTAGAAGGGGATTTGCGAGTCATCACCCAGCACTGACGGTGCGTCCTTCGCCATGGCAGGCGCGCCATCCTTCTTCCCATCCAGGAACAGGATGGTGTTGGCCACCACCTCCATCTGCACGCGCTTTTCACCTTCCTTGGTGGTCCACTCGCGCGTGGTGAACGGGCCTTCAAAGTAGGCCTTGGAGCCCTTCTTCAGGTACTGCATGGCCAGCTCGCCGGTTTTTCCGAAGGCGGCCACGCCAAACCACTGGGTGACGTCTTCGCCCTTGCGCTTTTCACTGACCGCCACGCGCATGTTGCAAATCTGCGTGCCACCCGCGGTGGTCTTCATCTCCGGGTCTGCACCCAGGTTACCCACCAAAGTCATCTTCGCCAAACCGGCCATGGTCTTCCTCCTCGTCGGGACCCGGGTCCGGCATCTCGCCGTCCAGGGCCAACAGTGCTTTCTCCAGTCTCTTGTCTTCAGGTGTTCCGTCAACCACCTGCTTCTGGAGGATGGCGCGCAGCGTCAAGTTGTTCCCCAGCCGCCGGTCCCGCAGGATGATGTCCGCCGCCACCATGGACAGCTTGCGCATCCCCTCCTTGGCCGCCGCCGCCACGCTCACCGTCTCGAAGTCCCGCAGGTAGGCGCAGAACTCCGGCGTGCTGAACCCCGCGGCCACCGTCTCCGGGGACATCCCCGTCTCCGGGCCCAGCGCGTGGCGCAGGAACGCACGCACCCCCTGGTCCTCCATCAGCGCCAGGTAGGTGGCATGCGGGCGGCCTTCCGCCTTCTCCGCGGCCATCATCATGCGCTCAATGGTGTTGGCCCACGCCGCATAGCTCACGCGCTCCGCGGCTTTGGCCGGGCCCACCAGGGACTCCACCTCATCCTCCGCGCGCTGCAGCCTGTTGGCCAGCGCCAGGCTGACGGACGCGCTGTACCGGGCGGCCTTGGTGACGTTGGCCCCGTGCTGGCCGCCGCGGTCCATCATGCGCGCTGGTTTCATGGCTCACCACCGAGCCACGCCGTCAGCTTGCCGTCCTCCAGGTTCAGGCCAGTGTAGTGCTCCCACCTGAAGGCGGTGGCCCGCTGTCCATCGGGCAGCGTGTAGGCAATGACCTTCGGTTGCTCGCCGCGCCCCCATCCGGTGCTGCGAATCCATCGGAGCGAACGTTTGATGTCCGCCTTCATGTCCCGCACCTTCTTGCAGTGGCTCATGGCTCACTGCCATCAGGTTTGATGGACACGCGCACGGACCCGGTTCGCAATGGGCATGTCAGGCGCGGTGGATTGTCCCAGTCGTCAATCACGGGTCCACCATCAAGACTGCACCATCCATCCGGCCCCTCTGGGTACGGGCCACAGCAATGCGGCGCAGCCTGCCTTGAGAGCGGACAATCACGACAGTCTGTCACGAGGACGTTTCGACGCTGAACGTTGTCGCTCACAGTGCCTCCACCTGCGCCGGGCTCCACCGCTTGGTCTCATCCAGTGGCGGGATGCCCTCGCATTCGGGCGGCGCCACGGTGCCCTCCATGTGGCACCGCTTGCACACCCTGATGATGCTCTGGTCCGCGCGGGCCAGCAGTAGCTTCCATTGATGGCGCTTCATGAAACCAGACCTCTCAATGCTTTCTTCATGGACTCCACCAGCTCCTTCACAGGGTCATCGCCTGGCACCCACGTTGACGACGAGTACATGCTGATGCGTCTCCACCGAAAACGCCACGCGCGCTTCGCGTTGCGCCGCTCCGCCCGACGCCGCGCCTTCACCGCTGCACAGTGGCTCATGGTTTCTCCACCCCCACTTTCCACTCCCCCTTGCCCTTCACCAGCAGGCCCGTGTCCCGGAGTTGCTGCAGCAGGCTGGCGTTCACCTTGGCCGAATCTTCCACGCGCCCGTCCAGGTACGCCCGGATGGCGGTCTTGGTGAGGCTCTCCTTGACAATGCGAGCGGCGTCACCAGATGGGACCACCGCGTTCACTGCCACCAGCACGCGGCTGATGTCCGTGAAATACTCGTTGCCCTCTTTGAAGGCATAGCGCAGAACCTTCCCGTTGTTCAGCGGGATATCCTCCAGGACGGCCAGCGCCTTGAGGTCCTCCTCCAGCTGGGCTGCGGCGTCCTTCATCTGCTGGGCCAAGTCCCACGCGTCTGCCTTGTTCTTTCCCCATGCCGCCTTGACCACGCCGTCAGGGCCAATGCCGGCGGCCACCTGCACCAGGTTGGTGTAGGCGGGGCAAGTCTGCTTGGCCGGGCAATATCTGCAGTGTTCCCCGGGCTTCACGTCCTCTTTGTCCGGCGCTCTGCCCTCCCGGCGGTACCGCTCCACCCGCTCCAGCGTGGCATGCAGCAGCCAGGCAATGGACTTGGCCTCTGCCGCATCCTTGAACGGCTCCGCCACCACGTGTGGGGCCCACGTCCCGTCCGGCTGCAGGTGGAGCGTGCGGGCTCGCACCCGGCGGCCGTCATGGGCAAACAGGGCCAGCTGGGCGAAGCGCATCTGCCAGTAGTGCGATGTGTCACCATGCCCGGTCTTGTAGTCGTCCACCGTGGTGGCGTTGTACCCATCCAGACGCCCGGGGATCTCCAGCAGCGTGTCGCGCATGGCTGGATACCTGGACCCGGGTTCGGGCGGGCCATCCAGCAGGCGCACGTCAAACCAGTCATTATGGAGACCCAAGGCGAAGGCCACCTCCACGTGGTCCAGCTCCCGCGCAGCCAGCACGTCAATGCGGGCGCACTCCTCCCGAAACTCCTCCGGCACCAGAGCCAGCGCGTCACCGGGGTACATCCCACTGCCCACGCGCTCCATGTATGCGTGAATCACCGTGCCCCGCGTGGCGCCACTACCCCCTGGCTTTTTCCACTGGGGGAGGATGGCGCTGGCGGGGCATGCCATCACGCGGTCAAGGTTGCTTGCGCTCAGGTGGTCTCGGTTCATGGCTTCACCTCGCACATCCGGCGAACGAGCCCCTGGGCGGACAACTGCAGCGCCTCCACGGTGGGTCGGAGTTTCGCCCACGCAGCGTCCCACGCAGCAGCCCCCGCAGCAGCCCCCGCAGCAGCCCGCGCAGCGTCCCACGCAGCAGCCCCCGCAGCAGCCCCCGCAGCGGCCCCCGCAGCGTCCCACGCAGCAGCCCGCGCAGCGACCCACGCAGCGACCCACGCAGCGTCCCACGCAGCAGCCCGCGCAGCGTCCCGCGCAGCGTCCCACGCAGCAGCCCACGCAGCGACCCACGCAGCGTCCCACGCAGCGTCCCCCGCAGCAGCCCGCGCAGCAGCCCCCGCAGCGTCCCACGCAGCAGCCCGCGCAGCAGCCCCCGCAGCGGCCGCTTCATCTGCCGCCTCACACAAGAGCGGCAGGGCGTCCTTCAGCGCATGCGTGGTGGTGATTTCCGGCAACGCCTTCAGGCGCTCCGCGAGGGGCAACAGTGCCGGCGCCATGGCTAGCCACGCCGGGGCGTGGACGCGGACCATCCAGTCCACCGCCATACGAGAGCGGCGCGTCTCGACCTCCGACGTGCTGCGACTGCCGACCAACGCGGGCAGCAACGGCTTCAGCAGCCGGTCCCGCGTGGCGTCATCCGGAAGCGCGTCATTCCAGGAGCGCATAAGCTGGCTGACGACCGGGCAGGCGCATGCCGGTCGGTCACTGTGCGCTTCGCCGGCAAGCCAGGCCACCGCTTCCAGGGCGCACATTCCGGCTGCACGCTTTTCGTGTGAACCGCTCTTCAGTGAAATGTTTTCAAGATTAAAAGTTTTCATGTTCCGCCTCCTCATCCATCTGTTTTTGTACCCGTGAAATAACCTGAAAGGACACCTGCCCGCGCACCGCCTTGCCGTCTTTGTCCACACGCGTGCGCCCCGGTACCGTCTCCCTGATGTGGCGCCAGGTACTACCCGCTTCCAGCGCGGCGCGTACTGCACGCAGGGTATCCTGTTCCTCCGGGCAGGGCTCCAGGCCCCCGCCCGCCGCGCCGCGCACGCCAAAGCCGGCGCCGCCCCACCGCCCACCGCGCGCTACTGCACGCATCTTCCCCGCCATGGTGCGCGCAACGATGTTGGCCCGCTCAAGCTCCGCCGCTGCCGCCAGGACCTGGCGCAGGAAGATGACCTGGGGGTCCGCGTCGTCACCGGACACCTCAAGGATGCGGACGGTGGCGCCCAGGCCCTTGAGCGCGCGGATGATACCTTCCCCGACAAAGACGGAGCGGCTCAGGCGGTCAACCTTGGTCACATAGAACACGTCCCCAGGCTCTACTGCACCCATGGCGGCCATGAGGGTGGGCCGGGCGGCCATTTCCAGCTTTCCGCTTTCCGCGCCCTTGAACACCCCGCGTACGGGCACGCCCTCAAGGGCGGCCACCCTTTCAAGCTCCGCAACCTGGGCGTCCAGGCTGGTGCCGTCCGTTTCCTGGCGGTCCGTGCTGACCCGCGCGTAGAGTATGGCGCTCATTTGCCCAACCCCACGCGCCACCACTGCACACCCGCTGCCTTCATTGCTGCATCCAGGGTCTCAGGTGACTTCAGTATGGCGTCCGTCAGTTCATCCGGCACCATGCAGGTCGCGCACCACCACTCGGCGGCCTTCACGTCCGCCAAGGTAGACTGGCACGCGTACACGTACCGCCTTGACGGCTCCACTCCGCCGCTCTCTATCCTTGAGACATAGGTGGGTGAGAATCCCACGTAGTCACGGGACCACTCGCGCAACCCGATGCCTGCGCGCTGGCGCGCCATGCGGTGAAGTTCTGCAAACGCCCCCATCACTCACCTCCCAAGCGTACCCACAGAAAGAGGGACCGGTGGTTCGCCACGCCCTTGATGAACCACCGGTCCAGGCCCAATGACCTACACGCATCCGCTGCACCCACGCCATGCTTCGCCATGTGCTCCATGACGCGGCGCACAATGGGGGCGTCACGTGCGCGCGGGTACCACTTCACAGGCCGCTCGCGCGCAGCTCATCAGCCCACGCCTTGGCGTCCACTTCCCGGATGCCTTCCACCTCCCAATCACACGGCGTCATGTTGGAGCAAAGAATCCACACCGCCTGGCTGATGGGTGTGTTGACGGGCGCGGCCTCAACGGCCGCCGTCCACAGTCTAAGTTTCTGGGCGTCGTTCATACTTTCACCACGTACACGTTGCCGCGCGCGTCATCGGACCCGCCGGCGGAATGTATCTTCCCCATGGAGCCGGTTTCCTTGTGCCAAAGGTCAGCCAAGGCCATGGCCGCGCGGTAATGGTTATCATCCAAGCCAAGCGCATAGTCCGCGCTCAACACAACGCGCTTCTTTGCGCGCCCAATAACCCACGCCGCATAGCGTGACCCCTTGTGGTTGGTGGGCCCAATGAACCGTGTCTGGATTGCGATGTATGCCATGTGTTGCCTCCCTGTTGGTGCTTGACCGCACCACACACACCGCCACCGAGGTGACGGGGTGGTTGCTGTGGTCAACCCCATTGCTCCGCACACGCGCGCGCCATCCCCTCAAATGTCCGGGACCGCTCTTTCCACCTGTCAGGACCCGGCGGTGCGCGGTGCACGCTCTGGCCCCGCCCCGCCACCACGTTGTCAGCCACAAGCAGCGGCAGCCCACGTAGCCACCAACACGTGGCTTTGCACTCTGGGTCCCCGAACCACCATGGCTGCACAATCTGCGTCGGACGCACCCACAGCGTGGACAGGCGCCCCACGGGATTCTCAACAGCCACCCGTGGGCAATCCACGGCCCATAGCGCGCGGACAAAGGCCACCGCCGCGTCACGTCTGGCCGCACCCTTGGCCGCCCACCAGCGCGCCCCGCTGGCCGCAAGGTCCGTGCATGGTGGGTGGAACACGCACAGGTCCCAATGGCTGGCCCGCGCGAACGCCACCACATCCCCCACGTGGTGCCGCGCCGTCTCCTCGTCCTCAGCGGGCAGCAGGTCACAGGACCACGCGTCGTGACCCCGTGCCGCAAAAGCGCGGCGCATACGTCCTGAATACTCACAGCCGATGAGCACCCTCATGGCGCGGCCCCGTCCGCGAGGGTGCACTCAGTGCAGCCGCCAGCCACCCACGCCAGTGCCTCCGGGAGGCGCGGCACCACGGTCACGCTGGCCGGCATCCCGCCCGTCAGCACGTGGCCATGGTCTGCCACCAGCGTGGGGCGCGCACACCGGTCACACGTCCCCTGTGTGAAGGCGTGGCCGGCGGGTGTGGTGTGCGTGTAGGGGAAGCGGCTCTGCGTGTAGGGGAAGCGGCTCATTTGTCACCTGCCATGGCGCGCATCCCCCGCGCGGTCTGGTAGGCCACGAGAGCTAGGGTACCGGCGGTGGTGGCAAATAGTTCGGTCTGGCGCCTATCCAGAGGAATCCGGCCCTCCAGCAGACCTCTCTCCAGCAGGCCCTTGGCACACCGGAGGTTCACGGAACCTCTGGTGAGGCGGCCCATGGTGACCCGAATGGGTCCACCAGCGGCCGCCTGAAAACACGTCACGCACACCGGAACGCACTCTGGGTCCCCCATCACGCCCTCGCTTTCATGTGTGGGTTTGACTCCCTAAAAACGCGCACCGCACTGGCCCGTGAAAGGGCACGCTGGTGCCGCTCCGTCCCGCTCTCATCCACGGCCACATACAGGCGCGCACCCACGCCCCAGTAGCGCCCCGTGCGGTCATACCCGCCACGGTCTAGGCGCACCTCGGTCACACTGGTAGGCCCGCACAGGCGGGACCGATGTCCCGCACATTCCTCGCAGCTGGGGCGCGTCATGGCATCCCCCGGACAATGACCGGACGCTGCAGCGCCGCCTGCATCACGCTCACCAGCGCCGGAGCCCAAGCGGGCGCGGCAACGGGCGCGGGGCGCCGGTCGGGCCATTGGGCGGCCACGTGGGCCAGACGGCGCAGGTATTCCGCGCGGGTGGGGATGGCGATATGGATGGGCGCCTGATAGGCGGCGCGCTGGCGGGCGGCTACGGTGATGTCAACGGTCTGCATGTGCGGCTCCTGTGTGGTCCTGCGATTGTAATATTGGTCATTGCTAAGTGCGTGCCAGCGCGTAGCAAAAGAGCGTAGCGTTGAAAACACTTGTCTTTTATGTATGGCAACGCATGTTGCCATCGGGCGTTGGTGACAAAGTTTGTCACTTTTTGCTGACAATATTTGTCATTGACAAAGTTTGTCATCTTGGCGGCGCGGGGCGTGGTGTGTGTTTTTTCGCCCGAAGGGCAGGGTGGAGAATGGTCCAACCGCAATGCGGCGTATCGTATGGCAGCGTAGCATCATGACCATATAAGCCGGCATGTCCCGCCCGAAAAACAGGGGGCCTGCTACGGCGCGGTGAGGCGGGGCGTATCGGGACGCGATACGGCGCCAGGAAAAGCCATACGATACATGCGGTGTATGGTCACAAACAAACAAGCCATGCCATGCAGTGTATGGCGCCGGGGGGAGGGGGTCGGATATTTGTCAACGCGCGTTGCCCATATGGTTTTCCCCCCCGGGAGAAAAATGTCCCCGGGAGCCCGGAGTAGCGCGCTAAAGGAAACGCCAGTTTACTAGCAACCACGCTCGACATAAACCACGGTTGACAAAAACACCCCCCACCCATGCTTAGCCAAGGCCCTAGTTGCGCAACTTTTGCGCCCCTTTTTGCCCTATGGGTCAAAATGCCACGTGAACCGGTGTTCACAGTGTCGGTTTTTCCCGACGTGAACGGCGGATTACACTGAACACCCGTACAGTATAGGGGGTAAAAGTTGGCATAACTTTTTCCCGTGCCAAAAGTTGATTTCTTAACACTTCTTAACGAAAAACGCACATAAACCGACATGTAGCATCGGTCAAGGTGATGAGGCTACATGTCAATAATGGTAGTCACGTATCCCACCGGTGACTACCTTTCGGCTTACAAAGTACTGGAAATCAGCGACGTACATGGAAAAAGACAAGTGATTCAGCCTGTCTTCAAATACCTGTACATTTTTCTTAAAAGTCTCGCGCAGGGGTTTCTTCTTTGCTTGTGTTCTGCTTATGCTTGTATCTTGAATATATGACCATATGTTGACATATGTTGCCATATGACCACCTATGAACCCCTATGGTCTCCTTCTATAGGGGTTAGTTGTTTTGGATTTCCCGGTGTCATTTTGCAGACGGCTGAAATCAATGGTCTTTTTCCATGCTGCCCGGAAGGCCTACTGTAGGCAAATGGCAAGTAAAAACGCTACATGGCTGATTTCATTGGCCTCAAAACAGTGGCAAACCGCGGTTGTCAAATGTGACTGCGAAACAGCCGTTGACCACCATGGTTGCGGAGACCCTCCCGACGCGCTGCGTTATCGCGCTACTGGCGGGGCAGAGGTCTCTGTAGCCGGGCGGCGCGGTCATGCCGACGCGCTGCGTTATCGCGCTACTGAGCTGCTCTTGCGGAGGGGGGAGCGGGGGGAGGAGGATGCGCCGCGGAACGGAGGTGGTGCATGCTCACGTTGATGGTCCTGGTGTTCTCTGGTCCTGTTGTGGCTGGTCCTGGGCTGCGGGTCCGTTCGACGTGGAAAGGAGGCGAGTGATGGAGGATATGACGTTGGCACTGGCGTCCGCTGTGGCAGAGGAAACGAAGCTGCGCATCCGCTGGCAGCGTCGCGCCCTGCGGGCTGAGCGGAAGCTGGAGAAGCTGCGGAGGAAGGAGGCACTGCGGAGGTGGAAGGCGTCACCAGACCGCAGGATGGTGCGGACCTGGCGCGTGGCTCCCAGCGCCTGGGTGACGGATGAATGGGCAGACCACATAAGCGCGGTGAGGACGCTGGAACAGGCTGGCTGGCACCGCGCCCGGGGGAACAAAAGAGACGCCCGGTGGAGCCTTGATAACGCCAGGAAGCTGACACTGCAGGCGCCACCCGGACGAGGGATTCCGCTGCCGCGCAACGACGTTCACGCAGGACAGCGCTACAACAGGAGCTGAGGCATGGCAATGCTGCGGTTGAGACAGATGCTGGTGTACGGGCGGATGCGTGCGGGGTGCAGCACCAAAATGGTGGCGGCCCGGATGCGCGTCCAGGAGAAGGACGTGGTGGCCTGGGAGCAGGGGGTATGGCTACCGCCGCTCCTGAGACCCGCGTGGGGCGCCGCGGTAGGCTGCCCGGACCCCAAGAGCACCATCCACCACTGCGCGTGTCCACGGGGCTGTGGGGCGTCCCTGGACGGCCTGGCCTGGCTGAACACCCTGCGGCCCATGGTGGGCACCAGGCCCGACCTGGATGTGTTTGATGAGCACACCAGGGAGCGCGAGCAGTGCCTTGACCGTCACAGACGCCCAGTGATGTACCGCGAGGTCCACCACCGCGTGTTCCGGTTCTGGCCTGTGTTTCAAGAGGCGGAGAACCTGGCCTTTGACAAAGAGCTGGAGCGCGCGGGGAACGCCTACGCCACCGCGGCCTCCACGGTGGAGCCCATCCGCCTGGGCTCCCGGAGCTTCCTGCTGGAGAAGGCCATGGACGCCTACCGCCAGGACCCCGGTGCCGCGTGGCGCGCTACCCAGCTGGCCATGAAGTACCTGACCGAAGATGGCCCGGAAATCACGGAGGCGCTGAAGGCGCGCCTGGTGGCCCATATGGACACCGTTGTTGTTCAAGAACCCACACTGGAGGAAGACCATGCCCATCAGCGTTGAAGATGCCCTCATGCGCGATGCCATCGCCCGCCTGGAACAGGCCACGCACGTGAACCCGAAGTGGCTATGGGATGGCCCAGCCCAGCAGGCTGTGCTGCGGGCCACGGACGCCTACGTGGTAGCGGAGCGAGGTCTCTCCCATGAGAGCGCCGTGGTGGTCTTCGTGACCAGTCTCGCGCGCTTGACGGCACACATCACCCCCCAGGCCGCCATGGCCGCAGTGGAAGCCACCACCAACGGGCACACCAAGGAGAAGCCATGAGAGCACGTCACGGAGGCAACAGCGTCCTGGTGGACGCGGACAACGAAAGCATCCGCCGGTCAGAGGAAATCCGCGCGCGGGTGAAGGAGGAGCTGCGGAACCACCCGAACTTCACCCTGATGGCCAAAGCCATGGGCTACCAGACGGTGCAACCGCTGCACGCACTGGTCCACGCACGCCGAGGAAAAGAGATGGCGCGCCCCACCATGATGCGCATCGAGCACTACCTGGACACCAGGACGGCCATGCCGGAAGGTGAAGAAGATGCCGCAGCGCGTCGTGAAGATGAAATCTGGCGCGAACGCCTTCGCGCGCTGGAGCCCGCCCGGCCCCGCGTGTATCTGGAGGCCATGCACGCCATCGGCGTGGGGCACGTGTGGCGTTTCTATGAGCGCCTCATGATCAAGAAGCCCCGTCCGTTGACGCTGTTCAACCTGCTGGTGCTGCAAGAGGCGGTGCGGCGCATGGAAGCGAAGGTGAAAGAATGAGGGAGCCTCTGTGGAAACCATCACCGCATTGCATCCAGTGCGGCATCACGTGTGCGTGCGTGGATGAGCCGGGCGCGCGGAAACGCGGGTTCTGTGCCCCGTGTCAGGGGCTGGTGTGTTCATGGTGCAGCGGGGATGAGTTGCCGAACAGGCCGAAGAAAGCGGTGAATGGATGAGTGAGCATGCATCGACGTTCGGCATTGCTGTGGCAATGATGCTGCCGTTCGCGCTGATGGCCATGTGCCAGACACCACACGTTGCTGACACCACCGGGTCCCTTGCCTGCCACGCTGCAGGTGGCTGGTGGGTGGCGGCCACGCTGGACCTGAACGGGAACCCGAAAATGTTTGCATGCGTTGATGATGCCGGGCGCCTGGTGCGCCTCCAGGAGGCAAAATGAACCGCAACGATGACGACGCCGGGTCACCTGAAGTGCGCGAGGAGCGGCGCGAGGACAGGCTGAACGCGGCCACGAAGGATATGTGGGCAGAGCGCACGCGTGTGCTGGGTATCCTGAAGAAAAGCCACGACATCGCACAGGACGCTGCTCAGTTCCTGAGTCTGGCCGTAACATGTGACGGTGCCCGCGGGGGGGACCCAACAGATGACGCCAATGTTCGCGCGTACATCATTGCGGTCAAGCAGATATGCATTGAAATCGTCAACTCAATGAACCGCCTCTTGGAGAAGCCATGAGTACGCGTGACCCTGGCGCGGTGACGTGCTGTCGGTGGTGTCCGTTTGTGCGGTGGAACCTGGGCGCAGATGTCCCCGTCACATCAGACGGCGCCTGCACGCTCCCTGGCGGCCCTGATGAAGTTGGTATGGCAGACAGCGCCGCTCCACCGGATTGTCCGCTGCGAAAAGCACCTGTGCTGGTTCACCTGGAGAAGCCATGACACTCGAAGACATCCGCGTTGGGGACATCATGCTGTGCCCGCCCGGTGTGGAGCGGATGATTGAGCAATGCTCTGGCGGCAACGTGCATGCCGGCGATGACCTGTGGTTCAGGAAGTCAGACCTCCGTAACCCGGAGTTCCGTGTGGGGGACAAGGTGCGGGTGAGGGGGCGTCCTGGATGGTTCCCCGCCCCATGGGCAGGGAATGGAGCAAGCCCTGACAGATATGCCCTGGTCTCCCGCGCCGCCGAGAAGAAGCCGCTCATCATGAGCGTGTGGACGAACAACGCGGGAATGGCGGTGGACCGGTGGGCCCTGGACGGCCCGGTGCCCGAGTGTCTGGCCACCGTCAAGCCCGAGGGAAAAGGGTGGCTTTCATGCTTTGACGGGACGGAAACCTTTTTCTGGATTGAGGCGGCGGCGAAGAAGTACGCAGATGAATGGCTGGCGCGCGAAGGATGGGTGTCGGAAGACGCGCCGGCGCTGTCCTCACCCACAAAAACAATCACGCGGGTGGTATCCAGTCGCTGCACGCTCTGCGGCCACCCGGGCACGCGCCACTACGCGGCGTGCGAACACAACCCGGAGCCCAAGGGAACGCTCATCAGCACGCTGGGCTGGGACCAGCCCGCGCCCATTGTGGTGCTGTGCCAGAATGAGGAGGACGTGCCATGATTGAATACCGGATGCTGAACAACCAGGACCCATCCAGGGACCGGTGGCAGCAGGACGCGCCGCAGCGCGAGGCGTTCCGTGATGCCCTGTGCCGCTTCGAACTTGCGGTGATGAACTGGCCGCACAGTGAGAAGGTGGACGCCGCCCGCCGCGAACTCTGCAGGCTGGCCTTCCCCAAGGAGCCGTCCGGTTTTGAGCGCATGTTGAAGTGGGTATCCCCATGACCCGTGAACCCGTTGTTTCCATCTTCAAGGGATGTCTCCACGCGTGGACCGACCCGCTCTACACCATCGGCGGGACACACTTTGCGGACGTGTGCATCCACTGCTCCCGCGTGATGCTGCTGTCTCAGCAGGTTGAGACACCGTGCTCATGGTGTGGTGATGCCTTCACGCAGGAGAAGAAGCCGCGCATGCGGAAGACGTGCAGCGATGACTGCTGGCACCATGTGCCGGAGAAGAAGAAAGGAGTTGTTGCGGCATGACATGCATGAACTGCGGTGCAGACTGCGCCTTTGACGCTGGGTCCAGTGACTTCGGGAAGTTCTACGGGGAATGCGAAGGGCAGGTGTGTCCCGTGGGTGAGACGGCATGGGACTGCCGCGCGGGCAAAGCGTGGCATGCGTGCGTGGCCCATGACGCGCGGAAAGAGACGCTGGCGTCACGTCGTACGCTCGTCGCCGTCATTGCATCGGACGCCACATGACCACCACCGCATCTATCCCGCGCCCGCGCTCCTTGTTGTTCCCCCGCCACGCGGTGCTCGTTCACGTGTTCCTGGTGGTGATGTCACTGTGCGTCGTGCTCACCTGCATGTCCGCGTGGGCCACGCACCAGGCTATGCGCGAGGTTGACAGAATGATGATGGAGCGTGGTGTTGTGTTGCCGTGCGCCGCGCGCGTCATCGGACCCGCCGGCGGTGCAATCATGATGTGCGACGAGAAAGTGTGCAGGCCCTACCCATGACCACCACAGCATTCCAGCGCATGCTCAGTGATTCCAAGAAGCAATGGAAGAGCTTCCGGCGAGAAGACCTCATGCTTGCTGTCCCCGTTCCGGTCACAGTGGGAATCTACGAGGCATGCCTGCGCCAGTTCCGCGTGGACCTGGCTCCGCGGTACCAGCCGCGGGACGGCCTCACGTTCTGCAACATCTTCATCAGTGACGCCACATTGGCCCTGGGCTGCGAGTTGCCGCACCTGGTTGACGGGAAGGAGCAGCGCATGAATGACCTCATTGAGACCGTGCGTGACAGTGAGGACTGGGTGCAGCAGTTCTCCTATGAAAACGCAGTGGCTGTGGCAAACGCAGGCATGCCATCGCTGGTCCTGTGGCACAGCGGCGGGAATGGCCCGGGGCATGGCGCGTTCGTGATGCCACAGGAGATGCCCATCTCTTTGGCCGCGGTGAAGCTGGCCCAGGCGGGCGCCGCGTGCGGGTATGGGCTGAGCCTTGGTGGATGCTTTGGGCGGAAGAAGCGCAAAGAGGTTGAGTTCTGGGTGCATCGGTGAAGCGCGGGTTCCCCCTTGGCCCCCGCTACGTGGTGGCGGTGGGTGAAGAAATCTTCAGCGCCAGGCCCGGTTCGTTGTACCGTGCGGGCGTGCTGCTGGAGCAGCTGGTGAAGCGCGGCATGGACGCGCACATTATGGAGGTGCCTGTTGATGACGCGTTGCGGCACGTGTGGCAGAGAGAGCACCCGGGGGAAGCGTGTGCCGGGCCAGGAATGCGGGTACAGGATTGCCCAGCTGAAAGCGGGCGTCTGGGAATGTTGCCGCGGACGCATGGAGGCGGTTGATGGACATCATGACGGTGGTGCTGGCGTTTTGTGTGTGTCTTCTGTGGTGGGACCGGAAGAAGACGCTGAAGGAGCTTGACGCCACGCGGGACTCCGCGGCCATGGCGTGGCGCCGTGTGGACCGGGCAGACCGCACGGTGTGGACCACGCATCAGGACAACATCCACCAGTGAAGCACCCGTGTTCCGCGTGCGGCGTGCCAGATGGAATCTGGCAGCAGCGCAGCATGGTGGACATCCCAACGTGGCGCCCGGCCAATGGGCCCATGCTGGGTGAGGCGGAATGGAGCATGTCAGCTCCCTCATGCGTGGGGCCATTCAACGGCGTGCAGCTTTGTCAGAGCTGCCGCCTGCGGGCTGAGCGGGAAATCAAGGCCAAGGGAAAGAAGAAATGAAACCGTGGAAGAAGAAGGGTGACCGCTACACATGGGACGTGCGCCACGGGCTGCAGCGCAGAAGATTTGTCCTTGAGAGGAAGGGCGACCAGTGGGTGTGCGGTGAGCCATCCGTTGGCGTGATGTGGCCGCAGCAGCGCCAGGACCATTTCGCCTGGGCCACGCAGCTTGTGCTTGATGATTTGTATATGACGCTCTCCCATGCGGAGTGCATGTTGAATCGCGCCCGCGAGGATGCCGGGCTCTAGGTGAAGAAGTGAAGCTGCCCATCCGCATCCCCGCAGAGGTCTTCGATGTGCCCGCCCCCGGATACATGGTCCAGTGGGAGGCGGACGGCATGACGCGGCTGCGGTTCTTCACGGATGCCGGGTTTGGGATTGACGCGCGAGCGTTCTCCCACCAGCTGGTGTTGCAGGGCATCGCGCCCAGGGTGCACGCCATCCTGAAGATTTTTGACATTCAACCTGGGATGCCCGTACAGCGCATCAAGGACAGGTACATTCCCATCGTTGACCACATCCTTTCCAAGCAGGTGAAGGGCGAAGGCATGCAGATTCAGGAGAGAGGAAAACCAGACATGACCCCCAAACAGATACTCGAGGCCGGCGATGAATGAAGGACGCGCAGTGCAACTGAAACTTGGCTCCGCGTTCAACGCGGTGATCCGGGAAGACAAAGGCACCCTGACGCTGGAGGAGCGAGGCTCGTCCTTTGGGGAGATGCTGAAGGCCACCCTTCGCACCATGGAGGTCCACAAGTCATCCGCGGCTGACATGCTGGTCATCGGGACGGCCCTGGTGGAGTGCGCCACGCGCGCGCTTGACCATGACTTCGGCATCCCTGCGCTTGCGGAGGTTTTGGCGAAGAAGGGCCAGCGGTACGGGCAGGTGATGGCAGAAGAGATGGTCAAAGCGGCAAAACAAACCGACAACAACGGGAGCAAACAATGAAGTGGGCAACGCCTTTCGGGGCAAACGTCATCGTGAAACTGGTGGAAATCCCCGGGTCTGACCAGACCGCGGGTGGTCTTTTTGTGGCGCAGCGGGACACCAGCCAGGAGCCGAAGCAGGTGGGCGAGGTGGTCGCAGTGGGTCCCGCGGTGAAGTCCGTGACAGTGGGCGAGCACGTGCTCTTCTCCAAGTTTGAGGGGATTGAGACGCCCGCGGTCAGCGAGGATGAGTTCCTCTGTCTGGGCGAGCACCTTCTGCTCATGAAGATTGACCTGGCCGAAATCATCCGCGTGCGTCAGGAGATTCACAACGCCCGCGTGGCGGCGCATCAGGCTTCAGAAGCCGCCGCTGCTGAGCGTCTGGCCGCGGAACGCAGCAGCCTCATCCAGGCGCGTGGCTGATGGGCCTGATTGAGACGTGCCGCGTGGACCAGCTCCAAGCGCTCATGGCCTGGGAGGAGCTGTTCAAGGTCCACCGGCACGTGCTCAATGTTCAGCCTACCGGGACAGGGAAGACGCACGTCTCCGCGGCCATGATGCAGATGCGCCGCCTGGCGGGCTTGTCCACGTTGTTTGTGGTCCACCGGGACATCCTTGCGGTGCAGACTTATGACCGTCTGAAGGCGGATGGATTGGACCCCGGTGTCTTCACTGGGCCCACAAAAAGAAACCTGGACAGCCTGGTGGTGGTGGCCAGCGTCCAGACCGTTGCCCGGCGTCACGCGCGCAACCCGGAGTACCTGCACCGGTTTGACCGCATCGTGGTGGATGAGGCGCACCGCGGCGAGATGGACAAGATTTTTGCCCTGAAGCGCCCGGAGCAGGAGGTGCTGGGCCAGACCGCCAGTCCATGCCGCGGGTACGGCAATGGGCTTGGCCGGTTCTACCAGCACATGCATCTGGCGCTGACGTACACGCAGGCGCTGGACATCAAGTCCGTGGTTCCGCCACAAATCTACGCGCCGGTGAAGCCGGACATGTCCAGTGTGAAGGTGGTCAAGGGCACGGACGGTGAATCAGACTTCAAGCAGGAGCCCGCGGCGGCAGCCATGGGTCTGGTGACGTCGTCTGGCGTGGAGTTCTGGAAAGAAAAGTTCGGCACGCTCCGGACGCTGGCGTTCTGCGTGAACATCAAGCACGCGATGGACACCGAAGCGAAGATGAAGGAACTGGGCATCAAGTGCTGCGTCATCACGGGCAGCACGCCCAAGGAAACGCGGAACCTGCACCTGGCGGAGCTGGAATCCGGGACCATCACGGTCGTCATCAACGTGGGCGTGTTCGTCGAGGGTTACGACGCGAAGTGCATTGAATGCGTCCTGATGTTGGCCCCCACGGCGAGTCTGGCGAAGCTGCTCCAAGCCGCGGGCCGCGGGTCACGCGCAGCACCTGGGAAAACGCACTATGTGTTCGTTGACTGCTCCGGGTCCGTGTGGCTGCACGGCTCTCCCGCCATTGACCGGGAGTGGAGCCTGGAGTTCGGCGCGCAGAAGCGCAGCCCGTCATCCCCGTACCGCACATGCGGAGCGTGCTTTTCCTTCTATTCCGGGAAGACGTGCCCGCTGTGCGGTGTAACCCCGGAGGTTACAGTTCGCCCGGTGAAGACCGGCTCCGCGGACATGGTGGAAATATCCGCTGCGCTGCAGGCACCGGTGGTGGCGCCGAAGGCGGATGATTCCAAGCCGCATCTGAACGGCGAGGAGCTGGAGCGCAGCATGCTTCACAGTGTGCGCGTGAAACTGTACGCTACCGCCCCCCGCCACATGCCCCGGATGCAGGTGCAGGAGTGGGTCCGAAAAAAGATGGCAGAGCGTGTGCTTGTGAATGTGGCTGGCAGCAACGTCACCATCCCGGCCATGCCCAACCTGTTGTGGTGAGCGCATGCAGACACACAAGGAGCTGGCCAACGCTGTTCGTGACGCAGCGCAGAAACAGCTTGGTGAGACAGTCCGCCTGTTTGAGCGTCACGCAGGGCTTCTGTACACGCGCAACGGCGTCCCGGTGATGGCAGTGAAGACCGGGATGGCTGACCTGTACGGCTGGGTTCACACCAGCCACGGAGCGCGCCACGTGGAAATAGAGCTGAAGATCTACCCGGACACACTGTCCGAGGCCCAGAAGGCTTGGCGCGCGGCGTGTGAGTCCACCGGCGTGGCGTACCGACTGGCGGCGTGCAAAAAAACGGGCGTGGCCGTGGAGGCCCAGGCCACCGCAGCGTGGCTGCTGGGAGTGCGTGATGGCCATTGACATTGATGACCCATCCACATGGCCCGTTGAGGCTGCTCCAGAACCAGCGCCGGCTCCACGGGCGGACCTGGAGATTCCAGAGAAGAAAAAGAAGAGGGTGAGCCTTACCATTGCGGACGGGCGCATCATCACCACGTCAGATGCCCCGCAGGTGGTGGTGGATGGCACCATTGACGTGGCATCCGTGACCCGCACGGAGCGCGGTCTCATCATCCGTTGCCGCATCCGGCGCGCCTGGGACGGCGAGGTGGCCGTTGCGGACCTGATTCCCAAGACCATGGAGTTTGCGCAGCACTGGAACGAGTGGCTGGGGCAGAAGGCGGGCGTCAACGGGCGCATCAACCCGCAGACCAGGCAGTTGCTCAAGGACTACATCTTCGAGCAGGCTGAAGCGGTTCCGGAGAGCATTGGAGTGGAGCGCACGGGGTACCTCAATGACCTGGATGTCCTGGCGTTTGAGAACGGTTGGATTGGGGCGGACGGGGTTTCGCATGTGGCCACTCCAGGCGTCCCGGCGAACGTCCGGATTGGAGGGTCCCGTGGCCCGGCTACTCGTCTCCTTGTCAACATCCAGAGCCCGTCTCCTGACGCGCCGCAGATGGGCTTTCCCGTTGACACCGCCATGACCATTCCGCGGGCGGAAGACGCCAAGGACGCCCGCGCCGCCGCGCAGTTTGATGCCCGTGGTGTCATCCGCTCACTGCTGGACCTGGCGCACAAAAACTACGGGAACCACGTCGTCCAGGTGGCGCTGGGGTACATGTTTGCGCACGCGGTTTCCCCGTACCTGTTCAAGCACCACCACCGCTTCCCTCATCTCTATGTGACGGGCCCCTACCAGACCGGGAAAGACTGGCTGGCGCGCATTGCGTGGACGGTGGCGGGCGGGAAAGATGGCGCGGCCACATCCGCGGGCGGCGGCTCCACGCCCAAGGGCATCCGCAACCGGCTGGCGGCTTCATCCCTGCTGCCACTGCACGTCAACGAGCTGCGCGGGCTCAAGGACGAGGAGTACCTGGCCAAGTTCATCCGCGCTGGTTACGACCGGCAGGGCTCCACCATCACCAACACGGACCAGCAGGACGTGTCCTGGCCCGTGAACCGCAGCTTCATGCTGGTGGGCGAGCGCGTGGTGGGCGGCGGCGCTGAACTGAGCCGCTACGTGACGCTGGAGACGCGCGAGGTGAAGCGCCCGGAACTGGGCGACAAGGTGATGGCGTTGGCTAAGCAGGCGCGCGCCGCGTGGACCACGCTGCTGTGTGACTGGCACCTGGCCGCCCCGCGCATTGACGCCATGATTGCGCAGGCTCGCGTGATGCTGGCGGGCTGCGGGCTGGATGACCGCCGTGCGTTCGGGTGGAGCTGCGTCATTGCCGCCGCCGCCTGGATTCGGGAGCCCACGGAAGAGAATCCGGCCCAGACGCTGGGGGAGGAGTTCATGGATGAGTGCATCAAACGGGCGTTGGCCAGCTCCTCTGCTGCAGACGAGGCGTCCATCACCGGCGGGTTCTGGGACTCCGCGGCCCTGCTGGTCCAGCAGACCAGGGTGAGCGGCACGGGGAACATGCGGTTCATTCGCGTGACCGGCCCCGCGGAGCTGTCCCTGGATGTGGCCCGGGTGAGCGGGTACCTCAAGGACATGGCGCGCACGTCCGAGGAGTCCATCTCCTTGGTGAAAAACGAGCTGCGCCGCGTCAATGCGTTTCTTGGGACAGGGCGCCGGCTGGTGCAGTTGGGCGCCGCACCGCGTACGTGTTTCGTGTTCAACGTGCGGGACCGCAGCGTTGGGCAGGCAGTTCCGGACTGGGCGCTCCGCATGGCCTGCACGTCCGACATGGGAATCTTCGACGATGAAATCTACCAGTCCATCCAGCATTCATGGACATCACAGCAACAACGGGAGACGGAATGACCGAGAACATTGAGCAGATGAAGGCGCTGTATGAAGCGATGTCCAAGGCCCAGGGCGAAATGTCCGCGGCCAAAAAGGACCGCACCAACCCGCACATGAAGTACGCCTACGCCACGCTGGCCAGCGTCATTGACGCCGTGCGTGAGCCGTTCGCGAACAACGGGTTGAGCCACATGAGCTTTGTGCGTTCAGCGCCTATTGATGGTGCAGGGTGGGACGTGTCCGTGACGGTCCGCATTGCGCACGCTGGCGGTGCCCACATTGAAAGCGAGATGTCCGCCCCTCTGGGTGATTCCAAGGGGCTGACGCATATTCAGGCCGCGGGCGTGCTCATCACGTACATGCGCCGCTACCTGATGATGGCGCTGTGTGGTGTGGCCCCGGATGATGATGATGACGGCGCCAGCGCCCCGCCGGTTCAGAAGCCAGCCGCGCCGCGTCCCACGCCTCCTGGCGCAGACGCATTCCGGTTGAAGGCGCTGGCAGAAATCTCCGCGGCGAAGTCGCCCAAGGAGTTGGATGACGCCTCGCTGGCGCTCAGCAAAGGCGTGGTGGAGAACTTTCCAGACGCGTCCCACCCGGCGCGCGCAGAGTTGCGGGCGGCCATTCAGGCGAAGCGCAAGGAACTCACGCCTCCCGTTGACGCGTCGGTCACGGATGACATTCCGCTGATGGGCTCAGGCGTCAAAGCCCCCGCCACCGAGGCCTGAATCCCACCCACCGCCCCAGCCGTCTATGCCGTTGTCGTAGCCGTCTGGGGCCTTTTCCTTCAACTCCTTCTGCTTGGCCTCCCACGCCCACCGCGGGTCCTCGTTGGGGCTGAACTCCACCTTGGCGAGCGCGCCCGGGACGGCCTCCAGCGGGATGGTTTCGAACTGGTCCACCACAATGCCCATGCAGAGCGCAATGGTGAGGTCTTTGCCGTTGGTTTCCACGCGCCCAGTGCTGTCCCGGCGCAGGGTGCCAAGCTCCTCCAGCAGTCGCGCGCTGCGGATGACCAGCCGCTCGTTGGCCCATGACACCAGGCTGTCAATCATGAGCTTCCCGGACGCGTGGGTCTTCACAAAGAAGTAGGACCCAGCCATGGACCCGGACACGGACGCGGTTACCGGTGGCCGGAAGAACCGGTCTGTTGGGTACTCGGCCACGGTGAGTCCCGCGATGACGCCGTGGGCGCGGTTGCGTTCCACGTTGATGACGGCGTCGTTGTAGTGCTTGCCCCAGGCGGCGATGGAGCGGCCAAACTCCATGTTGTCAGCGTAGGAAACGCACTCGGCCACCTGGATGAGCTCCGTGGCGGTGCGCCGCATGATGCTGAACGTGCTGGAATCCGTCCGCGGGCGCCCCGCGGGGTCAACGGCAAACGTCACGCCGTCCGCAACGTCAGCCCCCAGCACGTAATGCGCGCCCGGGATGGGCCGCTCAAAGATGCGCACGGACCCGTTGTGGTTCTCCTTGATGACCAGGCCTTCCGGGGTGTCAAACGCGTCCCCGTGGGCAATGGGCTCCTGAATCTGGGTGCGCATGCGCTCCCGGTGGGCCCGCCCAAGCAGGCCGGCGCCGGAGCTGATGAACGCGGTCTCCCAGCTGTCCGGGTACTCCTGGTCCCAGTAGTCCGGGTTCATGCCCAGGTCCTGGGCCAGCGTGCGGCGGCGGAAGTAGAGCTGCTGGGGCTTGAGTTTGTACTGTTCCACCAGGCGCTTTTCCCGGGCCCGGTCATCCGCGTCCCATTTCTCCCACACGTAGCCGCTCGGTACCTCGGCCCAGCAGTCCGGGTCCTTGAACCAGGGGATGAACACCGGGACCCAGTTCACGCCGTCGCCGTCCGCCTGGGCCTTCATGGCGGCCACGAAGGTTTTGTAGAACCAGCCCTGCTGCCCGTTGGCGGTGCTCTCCGCGATGACAATGGACGGGCCGCTCTTGGACATGGAGCCCAGCACGGACAGGATGACGCGCTCCTGGCGGTCAATGTCACCCACAATGTCATATTTCGCGCACTCGGAAAGGTGCAGTCCGTTGGGCGAGTGACCGGACAGGGCGTAGGCATCACCCGCGGACCCGGATTTCATCTTCCCGCCGTGCTCCATCTCGCCGGCCAGGGCCTGCTGTTTGCGGGCCTCACGGGCGCGGGCGCCAAACTCCATTTCCTTGTCGTTGTTGACGCGGAGTTCCGGCACCAGGCCCAGGGACTCCATGCGCTCAATGCTGCGCCGGGCCACGTCAAACAGCTCCTTTGAGCTGTCCTCGGAGTGGGCAATGATGGCGCTGTACCAGCCCGGAATCTGAATGCTCAGCTCCGCCAGCAGCCAGTCCGCAATGGTTGAAACGCCCAGTTTGCGGCTCTTCAGCACAATGACGCGGACGGGCCCGCCCTTGCGCAACAAACTGATGAGGAAGTTGGCCAGGTCCCTCTGGACCTTGCGGCGCACCAGCAGCGCGCCAAACGGCAGCGGCACGGACGTCTTTTTGTCCTTGATGATGTAGCCGCGCGCCAGGCGTTTCTTGGCGCCCTCCAGGTTGAACCCGCGCTCAAAGACGCTGTTCGGTGGGTTCTTTCCCCACACGTCAATGCCGGGGTCCAGCTGGGTGTCTGCCTTCAGGTCGTCCAGAAAGTCGGCAATGGAATCGGTCATGCAACCCATCTTGGCATCATTGTTGACGCGCCGCATCATACAGGTTAGCAGTTGCGTCATGGAAGCGTTCGCCATCGTTCTGGGTGTTGCTTTTTTGTCCATGGCTTTCTGCACGGCGGCGCTTCTGCGTGCGCACGGGCGGATGGCTGACCGGTTCGTGGCCCTGGCGTCTCCTGCATCCGCGGAGTCCCTGGGTCGCCTGCGCGGCGTGAGCATCCCCAAGAAGGCCGAGCCCGCCCCCAGCCCTGACGAACTGAAGCCGACGGATTTCGGGCTCCCGCTGGGCATGGACCGCCGGTACGCCGCTGACTTCGACAAGGACGACGGGAACTGAGCATGGACCGCTACGGTCATCAGAACACGCAGTACCTCCGGGGCATTGACCCCGCGAAGCTGCGTGACGACCTGATGATGCGTTCGCGCACCAGCGTCGGTCGCTCCATGCGGAACATTGACAACCGCGTGAACTACAAGTGGTTCCGCGGAAACCCGTATTTCATCCGCCTGCCTACCACCACGCAGGTGGTCGGCATGGACCCGGTGAGGCGCCGCGGGTTCCTGTTCCCGAATCTGATTCGCGACGTGGTGCGCACGCTCACCAGCGTCATGACGTATGACCCGGACGTTGATGCGTTCCCGCAGACGTCTGACCCGGGTGACATTGTCCGCGCGGAGATGGACCAGCACGTGGCCCGCGCCATCATCCAAGAGGGCGGCCTTGGGCGCGCCCAGAGTTCAGTGGGCGAAATGGTGAACCTGTACGGCGACGGGTACATCAAGGTCATCTGGGACCCGGACCTCGGCTCCCGCCGCCCCATTGTCCACGCTGAGCTGTGCCCCGTGTGCTCCAACACGCAGGTGCAGCAGCTGGCTTCCGGCCTGCGCTTCATTGGCGGCGGACCTGGCAGCGGCATCATCCAGACGGACATTGGGCCGCAGTCCTGCCCCAGCTGCGAAGCGCAGGGCATGATTGCCACGCCCCAGGGCGAGCAGGGCGTTCCGCTGGGCCACATTGGCCGGTACGTGGGCACGCGCGCGGACGGCAACGTCGGCTTTGTTGCGGTCCACCCTGATGACGTCTTCCCGGACCCAGACGCCACGTCATGGGAGGAGTGTGAAGAGGTCATCCACCGGGTGCGCATGTCTCCGGAACGCGCCTGGAGCCGGTACGGTGAGAAGCTCGGCATCCCTGAGAAGGTGTTCAAGGAAATGCCACGGGACATCTTTGATGACCGCAGCAGCGTGAACACCGTGATGTGGGGCCGCCCCGCAGACTCACGGTACCTGGTCATCAGCGAGTATTACGCGCGCCCGTCCGAGGCTCACCCGGAAGGGCTCTTTGTTGTCAGCTGCGGTGACCGGGTCATCTACGCGGACAGCCTGCCGTACCTGCATGACAAGCAGTGGAACCCGCTCTTCCGCTTTGAGATGTACAAGAGCGAGGGCGAGTTCTACGCGCAGAGCACGGTGGACCTGATTCTGCCCATGGTGCTGGCCTACGCAGACCAGTTCAGCGCCGGCCACCACCGCGCCAAGGAATCCGCCCGGATGCGCTGGATGATTCCGGACTCATCCGGTCTGCGCAGCAACAACGACACCGGGCACGTGCATTACCGTGACAAGCCCGGTGGTGCGAAGCCTGAAACCGTGAACTTGGGCCCCATCCCCGCGGACTCGTCCGAGATGCGCCAGGTCATCCTGGAGATGATTGACCGCATCAGCGGCGCCCAGGAGATTCTGCGCGGCAACAGCGGTGGCGCTGAAACCGGCGTGGCCATGAGCTTCCTGGAGGAGCGCGCGGTGGGTCCGCTGCGGCCCATCATCCAGAACCACGCCAAGGTTCTTGACGACGTCATCCGGTACGGCACCGAGATGGCGAAGCTGCAGTATGACGACGGGCGCCTCATCCGCATGCGCGGTGAGTCCGGTGCCATCCAGGTCAAAGAGTTCCGGGTGGAAGACGCCGGGACCGGCGCGGACGTGCGCCTGCACGCGGTGAAGAACGTGGGCCGCTCGCGCGCCTCACAAATGGCGGAGGTCAATGAGGCCGCGGCCATGCAGATGATTAACCCGGACGAGTACCAGCGCTTGGCGCAGTTCGGTGACATGCAAGCCCAGTTTGACGAGCTGTCTCCGCACCGCAACATGGCGGTCAACGAGCATGACACGCTCCGCCGCACGGGCGACATGCCCATGCCGCTGCAGACCGAGAAGCACAAAGTCCACATCGAAGAGCACACCAAGGAAATCAACTCGCGCAAGATGCGTGACCCGAATGACCCCGCCATCGGCGTGCTGCTCCAGCATGTGGACATCCACGAGCAGCTGCAGGCGAAGAAGGACATTCAGGCGCAGATTTACCAGCAGCAGGCCATGCAGTCTTTTGGCGCGGCGAACGCGGCCAACCCGGACTTTCAGCCCGCAGCTACGCAGGACGCAGTGCAATCTCAGGGGGCGGACGTCCAGCCGGCATCCGCCTCCCCAGGCCAGGGCGTTTCGCCCTCTGAGCCTTTCGCCAATGAAATGGGAGCACCTGGGGAGCAACCAAACTACACAGCCGCCATGGGAGGCGGCGCTGGAGAGTTCTGATGTTTGTCAAGCGCACGTTGATGAATGAAGCAACTGATACGCCCGACGCTGCTGCACCGGCGTCTGCCACCGTTGTGGACACCACGCTGTCTGAGCCAGCCGCAGAAAATGCAGCGCCTGATGCCGCGGCGGCTGCACCCACGGAAGAGGCGCCCGCGGAGGAAGAGCTGGCCCCGGTGGACGGTGACGAGGTCCTGGAGGCTCTTGCGGCCATGGACGGCATCAGCCGCCAGCAGGCCCCGCAGCAGCCCCAGGGCCTTGACCCCAACAGCCTGGCCCGCCTGGTTGCGGAGGCCCAGTCCAAAACGCTGGAGCCGCTGGTGGCCCAGTCCCGCGCGGTCAACGAGCTTCTGGCCACCGCCGCGCGTCAGCAGCAGCAGGCCCAGATGCAGGCGCGCATCCCTCAGCCCCCGGGCGAAGGCGCAACGCTGGCGGACTACCACGCGTACCAGCAGAAGCTGATGCAATACCACGGTCAACAGACGCAGCAGTCCGTGGCCGGCATTGCCCAGCAGCTGCGCCAGGAAATGCAGCAGACGCTGGAGCCGCTTCTGGGCCAGCTGCGCCAGCAGGCAGCCCAGCAGCAGGCCGAGAGCCGTCAGGCGGCCCTGCGCCAGGCCACGGAGGCCTTGGCTGCGCGCCCGGGTTACGAATACCTGCGCCAGCCCATGAAGGCCGCCATTGTCCACGCCCTGTACAACCAGGTGAAGGGTCAGGGCGTGAGCTTCCAGCAGGTGGCCCAGGAGCTGGCCCAGGAGTTTGGCCTCGCCAAGCCCAGCCAGCAGGCGCAGGCCTCCGCGGTGCGCCAGGCGGCCACCCAGTCTCTGGGCGCGGCGCGCGCGCGCGTGGCGGGGCGTCAGGTTTTGCCAGGCAAAGGTTCTTCCACTGGGCCCAAGGGCGCCACCATGGGTGCGGTTGCAAAGGCGAAGGCTTCCGGCATGTGGGACGCGCTGCCGGATGACTTGAAGGAATACAAGATGTCCCAAGACAAACAAAAAGGTCTCATTTAACCCAGACGGGTGTCCCGTCGTTGAGAGGAGAAGCACATGGCAAACGTCGTCAACAGCGGGGCAATGGACGAGTTCCTGAAGGAAAACGTCTACCCGGAACTGATGGATGCAATCAATCTGCGCACCGTGGAGCGCAAGCTTTTTGCGGGCATTCAGAAGGGCGCCATTGAAGGTAAATGGTTCCGCATCAGCATGCTCACCAAGGGCAACTTCCGGTTTGAGGGTCGCGGCGAACGCGACACCCTGCCCGGCAAGAACACTTCCGTCACCAACGCCAACGACGTGCCGGCAGACGTGGACGGCATTGAGGCGAAGTTCTACCGCAAGCAGATGTACTCCATTGTCCAAGTGTCTGGACCCGCGTACCGGGCCGGCATGGGCGCTGGCGGTTTTGAGGAGCTGGGCAAACTGATTCTCAAGCAGACCATGGAAGGCCTGCCCGAATCCGTGAGTCGCCAGTGGGCCACGGGCCAGGCTGTTCCGCTGGCGCGCGTGACCAGCTTCTCCACCACCACCCTGACGCTGACCCCCGCGGCCAGCATCGTCAACGAAACCGACGCGTTCCCGTGGCTGGGCAACCGGTACCTGCGCGAAGGTATGGTTGTTGACTTTGTGACCACGGGCTCCGGTTTGCTCGGCGCCATCCGCAACGGCACCGCTCAGAACGAGCGTGGCCGTCAGATTACCGCGCTGTCTGACGACACCACCACCGCCACCGCCACCCTGGACGCGTCCCTTGCGGGCTCGGCCATTGCGGCGGGTGACATTGTGGTGCCGTTCAATACCCGTGACGGCGGCTCCGTTGCGGCCATCACGGCCAACTCCACCATGGAAAGCAAGTGGACCTCCGCCATGGGGATTCTGGACGCGGTGCAGAACAGCACGGACAGTCACTATTCCGTGCAGTACTACGGCCAGCTGGACCGCACCGCCGCGGGCAACCGCGTGTTGCAGTCCCGCATCCAGAAGAACACCACGTTGACTGCGCTGACGGTGGCGCAAATCAACCAGTTGCTGGAAAAAATCCGCCTGGACCCGCTTGGGCCCGGCACGGACCCGGACGTGTATTACACGCACCCCAGCGTGTGGCGTAAGTTCATCGACGGCAACAACGTCGTGTCATTCACGTCCAACAACCCGGCGCGCTTCAACAACCCGGGCGCCGGATTCAAGCCTGCCGTTGGTGTGGAAAGCCTCGGCATCAACAGCATCGGTTCCGCGGGCCAGGTGGAAGTGGTCACCTCTCCCATGGCTCCGATGTACCGGTTCTACGCCATTGCCAAGAAGTACCTCATGCAGATCGAGGAAGGCCCGCTTGGTCCTCTGGACCTGGATGGCCTCACGTGGCGCATGGCGTCCGGCTCCACGGACGACTGGAACATGTTCCTTGGCTGGTACTGCACGGGCATCATCAACCGGAAGCCGAATGCGTCTGGCTACATCTGCGGCCTGACGGGCGACCAGAACACCGCGTGATTTTCCAGGGTTGACCAGGATGCGGACGGGTGGCATGACAGCGCCCGTCCGCATTCAGCCGTGGGAGGCACCGTGCGCGCGAAGTTTATGAGAACCGCTTCACCTGTTCTGGCTTTCGGCGCACCGGACCTCCTGGCGCCGGAGGCATTCCGCGCGCACCTCAAGAAGCAGTACCCAAACTTTGAATGCTGGTGGAACCCCTTCGGTCACCGAGCCGTGACCGTGAAGGGCAAGCCCTACAATATCCCCGGATGCTGGTCCGTGTGGCAGCCCATGGTCATTGCCGAGCAGCTGGCTGGCCTTCCCATGAAGGTTGCGCGGGAGTGGTGGGTTTGTGTGTTCATGGTGTCTGGCGCGCACGGCGAAGACACGGAACTGGGGTCGTGGATTACCCATGCGCTGAAGCACTGCGACATGACCAAGCGAGGGAACCAGCGGCGCCGCGAAGAGCTGGACGCACTGGCCTATGAGACGTCCATGAAGCGCAGTGTGGATGCAGAGCGCAAGCAGGATGAAGTGGCCAACGACCGCATCTGGCGCCGCATCATGGGCAGCATGAATGACCGCCTAGGACATCACTCCAAGAGCGGGGATGACCGCAAGCGGTTCGCCGCGGAAGAGGCTGGGCGCCGCGCGCGTTATGCGGAAAAGGCAGAGAAGAGCGCACGGGATGCGCAGATTTTCGGGGGGCGCTGATGGACCTGGACGCCTTGGTTGTATGGGTCAAGCAGCTCATCAACAAGAAGCCGGCAACGGCGGCTGACGACACGGGTGATCCCAGCAACGCTACCATCAAGGCGTTCATCAACGTGGCGCGCAACGAGCTGTACAACCGCATGGCGGCGCAGTTTCCCACCAGGTTCTCAGCGAATGTTGACGGGGTCTACACCGGCGCGGCCATGCAGGTGACCATGCCAACTGCGCTTTTTGGGCGGCAGATTCTTTCCGTGTTCTGGTACATCACGGACATCTCAACGGCCATGCCCATGAGCTGCAAAAACATCGCAGAGCTTCCGAATCTGCTGGGCATTTCAGGCACCCCGCGCGCCTATGTTGTGGAGGGGACGCGCATCTACCTGCGCCCCATCCCGTCCGCGGACACGAACCTGCGCTACGTCTACGTCCCGGCGCTGACGGCGCTGTCGTCCGGGACGGACACGCCTTCAGAGTTCCCCGTTGACCAGCATGCGCTCATCGGCACGCTGGCGGCTGCAAAGATTGCGGCCCGCAACATGGACGCCACGGCGGATGGGCTGGAGGCGCTGGCGAAGGATGGAATCAACCAGTTGCACGATGCCATGCGCGCCATGGTCGGGGATGATGGATACGTCATCAACGCGCCACCTGGACCCTTTGACATTTACTGAGGAGAACACGTGAACAAGTTCAAGCAAACCGGCCCCGATTTTCTCGTCTACCGCAACACGTCCAAGTACTGCTGGATTGGCAAATCCGTGGGCGGACCCGACACCCAGGAGGAGAACTCCCAGGTGATTGCGTGCCCTCCCGGCGCGGCCATCCGCAGGCCCGGCAACCTTCTGGAGTTCATGCTACGCAACAGCAACCAGATGGGCGTGGCGTTCAAGGGACCGGAAAAAGCCGTGGCCGCGGAGCTGAAGAAGTTTGGCAAGAACCTGGACTCATGCGAAGCGGTGACGCGCTCTGACGACGGCACCGTGGAAGGCCGCTTCCGCGGCTGGCACGGGTTCTTTGAGGACGTCACGTCCCAGGTCTCCGCGGCCACGGAGGGGTTCATCTCTGACCCGGAAAAGGCCATGCAAGCTGGGCGTCTGGCTGAAGTGGTGAAGGCCAAAGAGGCCGAGCTGTCAGAGAAGGACAGCATCATCCTGAAACTGAAGGCGGAATACGAAGCACTCAAATCCAAGGTGAAGTGAAATGGTTTCAACGCCTCCATTGAGAATGCTGGGCGGTTTGTCTGGCGCTCCAATGGAGGCGTCTCCGGAGTTCTGCAGCTATGCGCGGAACTTCGTGAACAGAGAGGGCCGGCTCCGCGTGCGTCCTGGCATGCGCCACGTGCAAACGTTCGGCACTTGGTACACGGGGACGGACCCAGCCGGCTCTTTCAACGTCGTTGGGTTCACCAACTCCGTCGCGGACCCCGCCGTCATGAATGCCGGCCTGACCTTTGTAAACAACAACCGGTACATTGTTCTCGGGTTTCGCAGCCGCCCTCGGTGCTTCGACGTGTGGGGCGACGTGTATGAGGTGTTTGACGAGAACTACTCAACCATCTTCCAGCTCCCGGAGCAGTCAACAATCCGCGTCTGGGATGGCTCCGCCTGGACCGTGGTGGGATGCGGCGTGCGCGGCGTGGACCCGGACAACGGCGTGGTTGGACTGTTCGCGCCGCCGCGCACCGGGAGCCCGATTCCGCTGTATCCGGGCTACGGGTACCGCGGCGTCATCAGTGAAGATGTGACGTGGGCTGCAAAGACCATTGACAGCATCCTTGCTTACTACGTGATGATTGACCTCGGGTCGGGATACAGCGGCTCATATGACAGCCCGCCGTCTGTGGACCCGGCGCTGACGCGCGCCACCTTCGCTGAGGAGCGGGTTCAAAGCATCTGCGCGTTTCGGCAGTTCAACGGCGCGCGGCACCTTTTTCAGGTGAATCTGAAGAGCAGCTTGGATGGCATGCGCTTCATCATGGACGGAACGGAGTTGACGCCTTCGGACGGCCTGGCGCCAGCCTCCAGCTCTGAGGTATTCGAGAAAACGCAGGTGGTGACCACGGTCTACCACCGCAGCAGTGACCGCATCATTGGGTGCATTGAGCGGTTCGGCCTGTTCTACAACATCCCAACCGAGTCCATTGTCTACCCGCTCATCCCGGATTCCGTGGGCACAGACACGCCGTACCAGGGGCTCATTGGCGGCCTGCGCAGCAGTGTTCCGGCGGGCTCAGGCCTGGTGATTTATGACGACCGCGTTTGGACATGGAGCGGCAGCGTCCTCTACTACAGCGCGCCTGGGCCCTACGCGGACATCTGGGCCAATGACTGGGAGATTCCGCTTGGTGATGGCGGCGGCCCCATCATTGCGGCGGCGGTAGTGGGCGGCGTGCTCGCCATTTTCAAGCGCAACAGCATCTTTGTGGTGCAGGCGTCTGGTGACGCGGATTCCTATGGCGCGTTCCAGGTGCCCAGCACAGTGGGCTGCATCTCCCCGCGCGCGGTGTGGAGCACAGAGAACGCGGCCTACTTTGCCTCGGAGGATGGCATCTACCAGTTCAACGGCGCGGAGCTGACCAAGCTCTCGGAGCGCGTGGACGCATTCTACCAGGGCATGCAGGTGGGCGTGTTGGAGAACAGCATGGCCGTGTTCTCCACGGCGAATGACGAGTTCCGTCTGTTCTATCCCGCGGCCGGTGACGCGCCAGGCGTGTGCCGCCATGCACTGTACATGTCCACGCGTGGTGACTCTCCGGCGTTCTGGCCGCAGGGCCCCGCGGACGAGGAAGGGTACGGGTTTCAAGCCACGGCGGTGGCTGTGGACCAGACGCAGCCATACGAGGTGGTCTACCTGGGTGACCGGTACGGCGTCCTGTGGGAGATGGACCTTGGGCGCCGGGACGGTGGAGAGGCCATCACGGCAGAGATTGTTTCCGCGCGGGTAAACGTGGGCACATCCAGCAAAGCCATGGCCCGCTGGGTGACACCGACCGTCCATGCTCTGGCATCCCAGGATGTGACCGTGGAGGTCTTCCCGGATGACATTGAGGCTGCGAAGGCCACGCTGACCTTTGACCAGGCGGGCGCCAACGCCGCCGCAGGATTCTTTGTCACCGGCGCCACGGTGGACACGGCGGACACCGTCCAGCCGTGGTACGAGGTCCAGGCGCTGGCATCCGGAAGCGCGGAGGTGGTTGGCCGGTTCTTCCGTGTTCGTGTTGAGGCGGCCTGTCCGTTTGAGATGGAAGCCATTGAGTTTGAGTTCACGCCCATTGGCAGGAGGGGCTGATGCCGGCACCCAGAGCACCAGGCGCAGTATTCCTGTCCAAGAACCAACTGAGAACACTGCAGAACAGGAACAATGCGCAGCAGGAGGCGAGGTATGCTCCGCCGGCGTTTCAGCGGCTTTACACCGTAGACGCAGTGGTTCCCACCACCACGGGCGCGCTGGTTGTGGCGGACACGGATGTGCCGAAGTGGCGGTATACGAAAATCAAGGGCGTCTCCAATGGTCTGCTGTTTGACACGGCGACACATGGTTATTCCACCACGGGCGCGGCCATCCGTAGCCTTGTTTGCGCCATCTGCGAGTACGAGCTTAACGGGACATTTTTGAGGATGCGCGAGGTTGCCCGTTCCGCAGTGGTGTCCGGCATGGGCGCTGGGTACAGGTTTCCTGGTCCGGTCGCCCTAGACCCACAAAAAAACTACGCCATCGCAAACCACATCCTCTTCGCTTCCGGCCCGGCGACGTCGTCGTTCCAAGCGTCAGATGAGTCTGCTTCGGTCATCACGAAAGAGGACGCCACAGGGGCGAATCCGTCGTTTGACTGGGAACTCTCACAGGGCAGCGCGGGCGGCCTAGATGTTGGGTCCAGCAACCCCATTGCCTATGGGTTTTACGCCCGCGGGAACATTCCAGACTTCGTTGTCCGCACTTGGTACTGAAAGAGGAGCCCCATGGTCGCGCCCATCATTGACGGTGACAACCTTCTGAACGCGGTGAACGCCGCGTTTGCTGAAGTTCAGGGCGAGCTGGACGCGCTGGACGGCGCGAACCTGATTGCCGGCAGCGTGGGCAACAGCAAGCTGGCCAAGGGCAAGGCACTGCACACGGTGACCCTGTGCCGGGATACAGCCATCGCCACGGCAAACATCCCGTTCGTGTTTGGTTCCTACAGGCTGCCCAACGTGGACGGCGCGTCCAGCAGCACGTGGCGCTACATCGGCAGCAGCGTGTCCTTCGGTGCGGTAGGCACCATCCTCGGTGCAGGTGCGGCGCTGGTGGTGAACAAAAACGGTTCCAGCATTCACTCAGTGCCGGTGGACAGCACCAAGGTCACCGCCGCGGGCGTGGCCTACCAGGAGAACCTGGTGACGGCCAACTCGGCCAGCAGCGGAGACACCATCTCCGTATCCTACACCGCCCCGGCCACGGGGACCGTCACGTTCATCACCATGGTGCATTATTGGACGCTGGAGCATGTCTCCGGCTGATGACACACCGCGTCAGGCGCGGTAGGAGATGCCATGCCCCAAGACTTTGGCTCCACGCGTTCTGGATACACCCCCGCCGGCACGGTGAGTGATGCCGGGCGCCTCAGTCTGGCCCGCCAAGGGCGCCAGGTCCGCCAGACCCCGGTGAACTTCTCCGGCACGCGGACCCGCGCCGGATACCAGCCCGCCCAGCCTGCAGACCGGGCCTTCGCACGCGGGAACCAGACCACTCCGCCCGTCCGTCAGCAGGCGCCAGCTGCCGCGCCGCAGCCGACCCCGGGAGCCACCGCGCCCACGGGACCGGTCACGCGCCAGAACCCCGTCACCATCAAGAACAAGTGGGGCGGGATGGCCGCCAGTGACAACACCACGGGCTACAAGGGGATGATGGGCGCGAACATGCCTACCAAGACGCTGGCCAGCGCCCTGAATCCGGCCAGCCAGAGTACGCTGAACAACATTGCGGCAGACCCGAATGCGCTGGCCCAGGGCGGCGGGCTCACCCGGTGGGAGGGCGGCTCACGCAACAGGGACAACGTCCAGGTTCTTGACGGTCAGAATGGTGGGTACACCAACGCCAGTGTGCTGGGTGGCACTCCGTCCAACATGGCGGTGGGCGGGGCGGGCACGGCGCAGGGACAGATTCAGAGCCAGACAATGCTTGACCGCGCCGCTGACATGGTGCGTGGTGCGCCCACGCCGGGTCAGGTTGCCCAGGACTACATCGACAGCCAGAACAGGGCCAACGACAGAGATGCCGATGTGCTGCGTGACAACGGCCTTGACCCGCGGAACCAGTACACGGACGCGGCGGGTGGCGCGGCGGACGACGTCGCCGCGGGCAGGCTTCCGGGAAGCAGCAGAAGCAAGACCGGCAACCCCATCATGGACGCCCTCATGGAGATGCTGGGCCAGGCAGGCACCGGACTCAGCACCGCCACGGACCTCATGAACACCAACGACATGGGCCAGATTGACGAGCATTTCGGTGAGAGCGCCGGGGCCTACCGCGCCATCATGGACATGGCCCGTGGCGCCTCCGACCCTGCGGAGCAGCAGCGCGTGGAGGACGCTGCGCGGGCTGACCTTTACTCCGGCATCAACAACCAGCGCGACGCCGCCCAGCGTCAGATGCTGGCTGCGGGCGGACGTGGCGGATACACCAGCAGCGGCGCACAGACGGGCATTTACAACGCCGCCATGCAAGCAGCCCAGGCCGGCGAGCGCGGGCTGACCCAGGACGCCTTCGGGCGCCGCCAGGCTGCCACCCAGCTGGGCATGACCGGCCTCGGCGCCGGCGCCAGCGCGCTGGAGAACCTGAAGCAGTCCGGGTTCACCAGCAACAAGGAGCTGATGTCCTGGCTCCTGAAAGCCATTGGCGGGGGCAAGGAACTGTTTGACCCGTCCGCCAGCATCAATCTCTGAGGTGAACCATGGCACGCGCCAGTCGGATGTACGCAGCCCTCACCGCGCCCACGCGCCCCTTTGGCATGGCATCCCGTCAAGCCGGGCGGACGCTATCCAACCTGGCGCCGGCCCTCATGCCCATGTTCGACAAGTTCATGGATGACCCGAAAAACCAGGAGGCCATTGGCGGCCTGGGGAAATCCGCGGGGGAGGGACTGGCGGGAATCCTGGGCGGTGGCGGCGGGATGGACTCCATCAAGAAGGTGCTGCCTGGC